ACCCTGAGTTCGACTTCCTGTTCCCGAACGGGGAGCGAGATCCGGAGAAACGTACTACGAAGATACGGAAGTTCAAAGCTAAGGTGCTGCGAGAGATCCAGCGAGAGCAGGAACCAGAGACGCTCAGAGAGCGCCTTATCTTCCCTTCTAAGGGCCTTAATAACCCTGTACAGGAAAACACTCACGGGGGGTACAACACATGGACATGGACAGAGCTGACCGCAGTACCGAATGGAGTCCAAGATGACCGATGAGCACATACCGTTCGACATGCGCAGGGTCAGGCAGTTACATAACGCTGACCTTGAAACTGTAGACAGAACCCCATTAACTAAGGAGGAGGCTTATGGGTTATTCGTGCAATGGCTGCAACTCAATGACATGGCTGCAAGAGACAGGATCTTTTTCAGCATGACTAGAATGGTGCAGCAATTAGCGCATGACCTGGAGAAACAGGACAAGCTCGATTGCGAGCTACAGGACGCGATCAGCGAGGGGTACTTAGTGATCCTAGAGAAACTGCACTCATGGAATCCAGACATCGCGCAGTTCAGCACACACAGCTACGAGAGGGCTAGAGGTGCTATGCGTAACCTGAGCCAGCACGAGCGCAGGCACGGTCTTACAGGGGATGTCCTTGTGAACGACGCAGCGTTCTCTGTGCAATCCTCACACGGGGAGGGCTGGGAGCTATGGGACTTCAGCAACGCTGTGTCGGAGTCGGTGGATGCCTTGCAGGAGTACGTTGATCACTTCCGGCTGCATGAGCAGATCGACCAACTTCCCGAGCGTGAGAGGGAGGTCTTGCGAATGCTGTACTTCGATGAGATGACTGTTCGAGAGGTTGCAGAGGCTGTGGGTACTACTAAATCCACCGTTGATAGGCTAGAGAAAAAAGCAATCGAACTTTTGAAAAATATTTACGGGACAAACACCTGAATTCATGGATAATAAATTGTACACTACGGAAAAGAACATGAAGACAAAAGAATCAAGTTACGTGCACGAGCTGTTCGAAGAACTGCAAGCTTTCGATCCGCACTGGAACGACCGCTTTAACTCATTACAGGAGGCTGTTGACTTCGTAGCACAAGAAACACCCTACATAAATGAAATGCACATTGACTTCCTGAACACGCCTGAAGGTCGAGCATACGAGGATGACATCGCAAGTGTCTTCGACTACCAGGGGGCTATCAAGGCAGAGAAAGAGGCAGCAAGAAAGATGCGCTTTAATCTGGACAACATAGGCACTACAGGGTCTTGGTTGAACAACGATGGTGAAGGAGAATACTAATGACCGATACACAAGCAACGGCAGAGATTCCGTATGAACCTGTACCTGTTAGCTCTGGGGACGCAGCAGTCCAGGCGTTAAAGAAGGCGCTACAGGATGTACAGGAGGACATGCGAGGGCTGAATGATCGTAAGCACGCGGCGGTGCAAACCATCGAGGGCTTGGACTTCCGCATTCAAGATCTCGACAATAAGCGGCAGTCCCTTGTTGACGCACTGGTGCTGCTACAGAAGGGAGGGGAACGTGCAAAAGCTCAGAGTGTTAAGTAAAGAGCGCTGTCCTGATTGTGCTGATAAGGGCGAAGACAGGGCGGGTGATAACCTCGCTGTGTACGAAGACGGGAGCAAGTATTGCTTTAAGTGCAAGGCGCACTCACGTCCTGAGAAGTTCACGGCATTGCCGAAATCAGGGATGACAGTGGCGCAGATCGAAGAGCTTCCCGTGAAGTACGACCCCTCTAGGAAGCTATCACGAGAGACAGCGAATCTGTACGAGGTCAGAGGACGTATTGACACCGTGACCGGCCTTGTGCAGAACTTGTACTACCCGTATTACGATATGCAGGATTACGCCAGTGGTTTCGGCTCAGTGTCTGGGTACAAGATACGTACACTCCCTAAAAAGTTCTCAGTAGCAGGGGAGATGCATGGCTGCTTCGGTAGACAGTTACTAGGCACTAACATGGATCGGAAGGCCATTATAACTGAAGGTGAAGAAGACGCTATGGCAGTGTACGACACGCTGTCCAAGAAAGGGAAGCCGCACTGCGTGATCTCTTTACCTAATGGCTCAGGCTCGGTTGACAAGGTGCTTGAGGATATACAGCAGTTATCTAAGTACCCTGGTGTGATCCTGTTCATGGATAACGACGAGGCTGGGCAGGCAGCAGGGGCTAAACTATCAGAGATGCTCATAGGTAAGGTGAAGGGCTTGCAAGTTGTGCATGACTTCACGAACTACAAAGACGCATCCGATATGCATGTAGCAGGCGATGAGCTAGCTATGTGGCAGGCTTTGAAGACAGCTAAGGAGTTCAAGCCAGAGGGTGTTGTAGCAGGCTCTGAGTTCAACGTACAGGAGTTCTTCAAGGAAGAGGCACCTAAAGGGTACGAAGTCCCTTATCCGCTCTTACAGGGGCGTACACGAGGGCTCAGGAAGGGTGAGCTAGTTACTGTGACGGCAGGCTCAGGTATAGGTAAGAGTACCTTGTGCCGGGAGCTAGGTTACAGCTTAGTGAAGGATCACGGTCTGCGTGTGCTGCATCTAGGCTTAGAGGATAACATGGGCGTAGCTCAGTTATCATACATAGCCTTGGATCATAACGTACCCTGGCCTTCACTAAGAGAGAACAGGAACTTACTCACGGAGTCTGAGGTTCAAAGCACGAAGGATAATATCTTTGATAAGATGTTCTTCTGGAGTCACTTCGGGAGCGTGTCCCCTGACTTCCTGATGAGCACGATTGAGTACTACGTGCACACGCATGACGTTGACTTCGTAGTGCTAGATCACTTGAGCATTGTCGTGTCCGGTATGAATGACTCGAACGAGCGCAAAAGCATCGACCTCATAATGACTAAGCTCGCTGAGTTAGTGGTTCGCACTGGTGTAGGCTTACTGAGTGTTGTGCATCTGAAGCGCCCGAATGACAGGGACTTCAATAGCGGTGATGCTGTAACTCTCGGGGACTTGCGTGGATCTGCTGCGCTTGAGCAGTTATCATGGACTGTCCTTAGTCTGGAGCGAGATCAGCAAGCTGAAGATGGTGCTCAGGATTACGCCAAGCTCAGGGTTCTTAAGAACAGAACGTGGGGTTCAACAGGGATCTGCGATACACTCAGGTTCGACACAGAGACAGGCAGGCTGCTATCCAAGGAGCAAGCTGCTACCATGAACATAGACTGGGACTCAGGAGAGGATGAATGTACTGCTGCATAGACATCGAGACTTACTCAGTTCAGGATGACTTTCCTTTGCTGTTCGTGGCTAAGACTGTAGATCAGGGGTGCGAGCACTTCAGTACTACTAGCTTAGTTAAGATGCGTGAGTACCTCGAAAGCCATAAGGATGACCGGCTAGTCTTTCATAACGGAGTGTCATTCGATTGCCCAGCGCTTGAGAAGCACCTGCCAATGCAGGGGTTCTTCACTCCTGATCGTGTGCTTGACACATTGGTACTGTCAAGGATGCTGTTCCCTGATCGCCAGAAGCACGGACTCAGGGCTTGGGGGGAGGATCTCGGTATCTTGAAGGGCGACTTCGACTTCGAGAACTGGGACGGGGTTGTGACCGCTGAGCTTATCTGGTACTGCAAGCGTGACGTTGATGTCACAGAGGCAGTGCTGAAGGAGTGCTTGTTCCGTATAGGCTCGCACAAGAAGGCGTGGAGAACAGCGCATAACTTGGAGTACAAAGTTCGACAAAGTGTGGACAACCAGCAGCCTTTTTATTACAAGAACTCAGAGTTAAAGGAGGCCCTGGCTGCGCTCGAAGGCGCACGAGAAAGTATACAGGACGCAGTGTACCCTACGTTAGAGCCAGTACCGGCTGCTAAGAGCAGGATCAAGCATCCACCTAAGCATCAGTTCAAGATAGATGGTACGCCTAGCGCTCATGCTACGAGGTACTTCCCTGACATCCAAGAGACTGATAACGGGTACGTGTTCAAGCACCCTGTTACGAATGCTGTACTGCCACTGCCGCACACAGAGCCACTGTACACGCAGGAGCCTTGCACTTTCGATAACTTGAAGTACTTGAAAGAGTCTTGGATCGAGCAAGGTTGGAAGCCGTTGAACTGGAACAAAAAGAAAACAGCAGAAGGAGGGTACGAGAACACATCACCTAAGCATCAAGACGATAAAGGAGAGATCGACCCGTGGATAGCTAAGAACGTACCGTACTCTGCGGAGCTGCAAGAGTGGCTAACTCTGAACTCTAGGATCAATGTGCTACGTGGCTGGGAGTCCAGAGGAGTACCAACAATTCATTCTCGTGGTGATTACAGCTCTCTCCAGACTAACGAGAGTAATACGCTGGGTGCACGCACGGGTAGATTCGCTCATAGGAACGTTGCGAACGTACCGAGGATCACATCTCAGTACGGTGATGTTCTGCGTGGTCTGCTCGGGCCTGAGCCAGGGCATAAGCAGGTAGGTTGGGATGCCTCTGCGTTGGAAGCTTGTATGGAAGCGCACGAGATAGCGCACCTTGATCCTGAGTACGCTGATGCGTTAACTGACGGGACGTTGCACGATAGGAATGCTGAGTTATTCGGTGTTACTCGTGACCAAGCTAAGACTTTGAAGTACGCATTGTTGTACGGTGCAAAGAAGGGCCGCATATCTAAGCTCCTGAATATCTCAGAGCGTGCTGCGGATGACATTATTAATCAATACTGGAAGGAGGCGAATGCGTTACTAGAGGTTAAGAACGCTCTTGAGCACGAGTTCGAGAAAACAGGCTGGATCACAGCTATTGACGGTAGGAAATTGCAGCCAGCAAGTAAGCACGCTGCCCTGAACACCAGGTTACAAGGGAACGGAGCCATTGTAATGAAGGTGGCGCTTCTGTGGGCACAGAAGAGCATCAGGGAGCATTACAATCAGGCTGATGCGTACCCGATTATCAGGTATCACGATGAAGAACAGTGGGGCTTCAACCCGGAGACTGCCAGAGGTGATACCATAGGGGCGCTAGGATGCCAGTCCATAACAAAGGCTGGCGAATTACTGAAGGTACGAGTACCCTTAGCGGGTGAGTACATGATTGGAAATAACTGGGCAAAATGTCATTGATGAATAAGAAGAAAAGACAAGGGCACCTGACTGGTGCTATTTCTGAATTGAAAGCGGCTACTTGGTTCTTACAGCAGGGGTACGAGGTATTTACTGCGGTTCTCCCGCAAACAAGAACCGACATGGTTGTACTTGATAAGGAAGGTAAGACCTTTAGAGTTCAGGTGAAAACTGCAACATGGAGTAAAGCCGGTAAATGGAGTTACTTACAGTCTAGGGTTCACCCCTGTAAGTCTACAGATTATGAAGAGGAGGATTTTGATCTATGGTGCGTCGTTTATGATGACGTTATTTGGGTTATACCGTGGAAGGAAGTATTCCACAGTACAACCAACCTATGCCTTGCTGGTTCAAAGCCGGGGTATCAAGGCCAGTGGGATCAATACAAATACTCTATTTAATTAAGGGAAAGTCTATGATGGAAAATGTAAAAGGTGTGATTGACATGGTGTCGAACAACGGACGAGGGTTCCTGCTTAACGGTTGGGATGGCTGGTTCAGTGCTTTTGAACCTCGACAGTTACAAGGCGCGAAGAAAGGGGATTACGTGCAGTTCATGCTGGTACGGAAGCCACGCCCGAACGGTGAAGGTGAGTACATGAATGTTCGTGGTGATTTAACAGTAGTAGAGGGTGGTGGGCAGAGCACTGCAAAGCCTAGCAATCAAGCCCCTGTAACCAGAGATGTGAGCATTAACGTTGGGCACGCTATTAACGTCGCTACTAGCATCGTTGCTGCGAACGTGAACGTAATGGAGGCTGTCTCTGATGAGGACATAGCGAAACGAGTCTTTGCACTCCTACCGCTGGTGTACTCAGAGGCTATGAAAGCTCGTGAGTTAGCTGCTAATAACGGCATGACATACGGTGAAGAGGCTGACTCAGATAACGCAACCGATACAACAACTTTAGAGGAGGCACTTAACGAGGATCTATAGAACTGGAACTTACTGAACGAATACTGATACTGAAAACTAAACACAAGGTTAATTATGATACTTAGAAATGTAGAACTGTACTGGGCGAAACTTGATCCTTCTAACTACGACATGGGCTTCGGTGGCGATAAGCCTCAGTGGAATGTCCAAGTCCGTATCCGAGATAAGGCGCAGGCCGAGGCTGCGAAGGCTGAAGGCTTGAACCTGAAGCTCGATGAGGATGACTCTGGGACTTTTTATAGAGCCTCCTTACGGAAGGACGCCTTGAAAAAGGATGGTACAGCGAACCTACCAGTGCCTGTAGTGGGCAGAGATAAGCATCCCGTACAGGATGTTAGCTCAATAGGGAACGGTACGATAGCGAACGTGAAGGTTCGTGAGTTCGACTGGACCTTTAACAATAAGTCCGGGAAAGGATTCCGCTTGGACTCCATTCAAATTGTGGATCTTATCCGGTACGAGGTAGTTGATGAAGAAGACTTCGACTTCATCGAAGACGATAGCTCACTAGAAGAGGCGCTAGGCGAGCTATGAAAAAGGCAGAGATCTTTGAATCTCTTGGTATAACTACTACTACGGAGCCGCCCCCTTTCGGGGCGGTTGCCGTGGACGCTGACCAGTTAGCGTACTCTTGTGGTTATGCGAACGAGAACGAGACTTTGAATACATGCCTGTTCACAGTGAATCAGTCGCTCAAGAAAGTTCAGCATTTCTGCAATGCAGATGTAATGCGTATCTTTATCAGAGGTAAAGGGAACTTCAGAGAAAGTATGAAAGTAACGCATAAGTACAAAGGGAACCGGAAGACGGAGAAGCCGAAATGGTACACTGAGATTTATAGATATTTAGTTGAAGTTCAAGGGGCTATCCCTGCTCACGGTTACGAGGCTGACGATGCTGTAGCTATGTACCTGTGTAAGCACGGCGATAAAGTTATTCTATCCTCACCGGATAAAGACCTTATCACTGTACCTGGGTGGCATTACGATCCCGGATCTGAGCAAGCCTTCTATGTGAACGCAGAGCAGGCTATGCGATTCTTCTGGGTTCAGATGCTGGCGGGAGATCAGATTGATAACATCAAAGGTCTGCCGCACTGCACATCTGAGTTCGCTGAGAAGTACAATCTCGGAGCTTCCAAGCTTCGTATGGGCGAGAAGCGTGCATTCAAGCTCGTGAACAGCCTAGACGTGCAAGAGCTGCCGGGGGTTGTAGAGGAGGCGTACAGGCTCTGGGGTGAGGAAGAAGACATGACCGATGATTCAATTCGTGCGTACTTCAATGAGAACCTAGACCTTCTGTGGATGTGCAGGAAGCTAGGGGAGAGAGGTTCAGACGTTCATGGAATATAGGAAACTCAGGCCGGTAGATGTAGCTGAGTACCGCAAGCGGCTACTGAAGAAACAGAAGAACATCTGCCCTTTGTGCAAAGATGTTATCAGACCAGAGGAGGCAGCGTTAGATCACGATCATAAGACTGGGCACATCAGAGCAGTATTGCACAGGAACTGCAACGGGATCGAAGGCCGTGTGATCAATTGGACTAGAAGAGTAGGGCGCACAGATCCAGAGACGTATCTCAGGAACTTGCTGAAGTACTGGAAGCGTGATTACACGCACCACCCCCTGCACCCGAATCATGGCAGAAAGAAAAGAAGATACAGAAGGAGAAGAT